GTTGCCGACACTCTGAGAGACAGCGTCTATGCTCAGTTGACCTGGGCGATTGAGGTTCTTGAGGGATACTATCCAGGGCTTGCCAAAGACTTCAAGCGCACGACCTCGCCGCTCGAAATCACCTACCTGCCCACTGGCCAGAAGATTTATTTTCGCGGCGCAGATGATCCGGGCAAGATCAAATCCATCAAACCGGCCTTTGGTTATATCGGCATCGCCTGGTTTGAGGAGCTTGATCAATTTCACGGTCCCGAAGCCGTGCGCAAGATTGAGCAAAGCGCGATCCGCGGCGGCGAGACAGCGTTTATTTTCAAGAGCTTCAACCCACCTCCGACCGCGGCGAACTGGGCGAATAAGTACGTCAAGGTACCCAAAGAGAGCCAGTACAAGCACTTTTCGAGCTACATCGACGTACCGCCGGAATGGTTGGGGAAGCCCTGGCTAGATGAAGCCGAATTTCTCAAGGGCGTCAATCCGAAGGCGTACGAGCATGAGTATCTGGGCATCCCGAGCAGTGCCGGCGGGCTGGTGTTTGAGAATGTCCAGTTGCGCGCCATCACAGATGATGAAATCGCGCAGTTCGACCACGTGCTACACGGCCTGGACTGGGGATTTTATCCCGACCCCGCGCATTATGGCCGATGTCATTACGACGCGGCGCGGCGCACGCTCTATCTGTTTGGCGAGTATCGCGGATGGAAGCTCAACAACCGCGCGCTGTACGATGAGGTCATCAAGGCGGGTTACAAAAACCATCAACTTATCATCGCTGACAGCGCAGAGCCCAAATCGGTTGCCGACTTCCGCGAGTACGGCGCAACCATTCGCGGCGCAGAGAAAGGCCCGGACAGCGTCAAATATTCTATCAAGTGGCTCCAGGGCCTGTCCGCTATTATCATCGATCCCGCGCGGTGTCCATACGCCGCTGAGGAGTTTATTGATTACGAGTATGAGCAGGATCCTGACGGCAACTTTATCAGCGAGTATCCTGACAAAAACAATCACGCCATTGACCAAACGCGCTACGCGACAAATCTAATCTGGCGCAGGCGCGGACAATAAAAGGACACGAAAATGAAACAGATCAACAACGAATATTTTCAGCAGGTAACCAATGCCGAACTAACCGGAGATCTTGCTATCGGCACAAAGTCCCTGGCGCTCACATTGTCAAGTGGCACAGGGAGCGTTCCCATTCCCGACACGGCGCACCTGATCGGTGTCAAGCCGGTCAGTTCAACCGCTATTCGCGTCGGATTGGAAGCACCCGAAGCCGACGGCGCCGCGACTGGCGCGGTCGTTGCGGGCGACCTGAAAAAAGGCTGCCCTATTGACGCCGCCGTCTGGACGTGGTTCAGCGTCGGATACGGCACCGGGCGCACGCTTTATGTCAAGGGCGGCACCTCTGATGTAGTCGAAGTGGTGGTGATGTAAATGCCAGGGCGCATCGCGGGGCGCTTTTCGCGGGTTGTGCAGACGCCCGGAATGGGCGCGATTGTGCGCGGTGATCCTCAATTCATTTTCCGCGACGAGTTCAACGGGTCATCAATCGACACATCCAAATGGACCGTCACCGACACGGAGAGCAAGCTGAGCGTGAGCGGGGGTGCGCTGGTTTGCGCGTGAGGGAAGGCCACGCCTGCAACTGGCGATCCTGGAATTTGGGCGGCTGCGCAAACCAGGGCGGCGGACGGGTCGTTGGTGCTGAATGAGGTTGTGGCGGGTACGCCTACTTCACGCGGCACAGGCGCAGCAGGTTCCATCGCCAACGGTCAGCGTCTTGTGGTGATCGCTGATGGGTCAACGATCCGCGTTTATGCGAACAACGTCCTAAAGACCACCTACACGACCGCCACAAATTTTGCCACTTCGACCGCTGGCGTTTTGGCGAGCCTCGGCACAGGCGGGGCGGTGGCGGATTTGATCGCCTGGCCGCGCACGCTGAGCGGTTCGGCGGCAGCGATCCTGGATCGGTACAGCGCGGGAGGGTAAATGACCTGCAAAGGCACGGATTGGGTAATGAGGTAAACCATGTTTCAACGAATTTTAGCCTGGATTAGAGAGGTATGGTCAAAAATGATTGGTGTGTCGAATATTAAAACCGCGCTCGCAGTTGACGTTGCCATTACGCCGCGCATGGCTGAGGCTCTGCAACTGTGGAGCCTGATGTATAACAACTTCTCGCCGTGGTTAGGCAGGGATGTGCACAGCCTCAATCTGGCCGCGGCGATCAGCGCCGAAATCGCGCGCACGGCGACAATCGAAATGAAAATCGCAATTACAGGCAGCGCGCGCGCAGTCTGGTTGCAAGAGCAGATCGACCGCCTCGCTCTGAAACTGCGCCATTACACCGAATACGGATGCGCAAAGGGCGGGTTGATGCTCAAGCCCTACATAGACGCAAGCGGGCAAATCGCGGTAGACGTCATCCAGGCGGATATGTTTTATCCGGTTGCGTTCGACGCCAGCGGGAACATCACGAGCTGCATTTTTGCCGATCAACGCACCGTTGGGCGCGAATATTACACGCGCCTTGAGTATCACTCCATGACCGCCGAAGGCTGTGTTATTCGCAACCTGGCGTACAGGTCCCTTTCGCGCGACACCCTGGGCAACCAGGTCCCGTTGTCCGCCGTGGGTGACTGGGCCGCGCTTCTTCCTGAAGCGACGATCACCAGCGTCAAGAAGCTGCTGGTGGGCTATTTCCGTTATCCAACGGCGAACAACATCGACGTGACGTCTCCCCTGGGAGTTTCATGTTTCGCGCGCGCCGTAAATCTGATTGAGCAGGCGGACCGTCAATGGTCTAACCTGCTCTGGGAGTTCGAGAGCGGGCAGCGCGCGTTGTACACGGACGCGGCTGCGTTCAAACAAGACCCTGTTACCGGATTGCCTATCCTGCCCAACCGGCGCTTATACCGCACGCTCGAAGAGAGCGGCGAGGTAGGTAAAGGCGGGTTGTTTGAGGATTGGTCACCGAGCTTGCGTGAAGAGAATATCTTGCGCGGCCTCGATGCAATCCTGCGCGAAATCGAGTTTGTCAGCGGGCTTGCCTATGGCACGCTGAGCAACCCGCAAACCGTAGACAAAACCGCCACCGAGATTAAGATTTCTCGCCAGCGTTCCTACGCCACTGTCACTGACACACAAAAGGCGCTCAAGACAGCGCTTGATGACCTGCTTTATGCAATGGACGTTTGGGCGACGTTGGGAAATCTAGCACCGCGCGGATCCTGGGCAGCGAACTACGATTTTGACGATAGCGTCATCACCGACAAGGACGTGCAGATGACGCAAGATCGGCAAACCGTGAGCGGCGGGATGATGCCGAAATACGTTTTTCTCATGCGCAACTACGGCATGGACGAAGCGAGCGCGCGGGCGTGGATCGCGGATGTGACCGCAGAACAGCCTGCGGATTTATTCCCTGGTATCCCTAAATAATGCTTACCGCCGCCCAACTCGACGCCATCCCCGAGCCGATCGTAAACCTCTACCGCGAATACGAGGACACGATCATCATAGACATTGCCCGGCGTTTGGGACGCATGGACATGACCTCTACCGCCGCCTGGCAAATGCAGCGCCTGATCGAGAGCGGCGCGATTTATGAGCATGCGCTCACAGAATTGGCACGGGTGACCGGGAGAAGCGAGCAGGCGTTGAAGAAAGCCTTCGAGGACGCGGGCCTTATGGCAACCCGCTTTGATGATGTGCTCTATCGCGCTGCAGGGTTAAATCCGCTCCCGCTCAATCTCTCCCCTGCGATGATACAGGTTCTGGTAGCGGGCTTGCGGCGCACGAATGGCGTCATGCGCAACCTGACCGCGACAACAGCTATCGCGGGTCAAGAGGCGTTTATGCGCGCGGCTGATCTGGCGTACATGCAGGTTACGAGCGGAGCGATGAGCTACGATGAGGCCATCACCGCGGCAATCAAGAATGTTGCAAAAGAGGGTTTACGCGTAATCCAATTTGGCGGGCACGCTGATCAGTTGGACGTGGCCATGCGGCGCACGGTGTTGACTGGGGTCAATAAAACCGTAATCGAAATCCAGCTCGCGCGACTTGATGAGATGGGTGTTGATCTGGTCGAAGTTTCGGCACACGTCGGTGCGCGCAACAAGGGGACAGGTCCAGAGAACCACGAGAGTTGGCAAGGCAAGATATTTTCGTACAAAGGTACTAAATATCCCGATTTTGTCACAACGACCGGCGTTGGCACAGGCGAGGGATTAGGCGGGTGGAACTGCCGTCACTCATTTGCGCCCTTCCCAAAGCTCTCCCAAAGGGCTTATACCGACGCCACCCTCGACGAGTACGCCGATAAAAAGGTGACGTACAACGGCAAAACTCTATCCTTTTACGAGGGCACCCAGGTCCAACGCGGTATCGAGCGTAAAATCCGCTACTGGAAACGCCAGGCGCAGGCTTTGCAAGCCGGTGGGCAAGAACACTCATTCGAGACCGGCAAAGTCAAAGAGTATCAAACGGTCATGCGCGATTTTATCAGGCAGACTGGGCTTGACAGGCAAAACCGCAGGGAGCAGGTACATTAGCATCAAAAATCATTTACTTGTGGACACCTCGCTAAAAGTGCAAGATTAGAGCGAGGTGTTTTTAATTTCGCAATCTGCCATGCGTAAAAGGGGCAGCGGCCAGGTGATCCCGACCACGTAAAACGGGTAGGCACGGGCGATAAGGAGAACAGGATGAAGCGTGAAGAGTTGATCAAACTGGGTATCGCTGAGGATGTAGTCGATAAGATCATGGCCATGCACGGTCAGGATATCGAGGGCCATAAGGCCAAGTTGACATCCACCCAGACGGAGCTTGACGGCATCAAGGCGCAGCTTGCCGAAGCCGGCAAAACCATCGAAGGCTTCAAGAGCCTGAACGTGGACCAAATCCGCGCCAGCGCGGATGAGTGGAAGGCGAAGGCCGAGCAGGCGCAAAAAGACGCCGCCGCTCAGGTTGCTGCGCTCAAGTTCGACCACGCGCTCGAAAGCGCGTTGACCGGAGCAAAGGTCAGGGACTCCGTCTCGGTCAAGGCGCATCTGAAGACCGACGCTCTCAGGCTCAACGAAGACGGCTCGATTTTGGGCCTGAACGAGCAGCTCGAAACGCTGAAAAAGTCGAAAGGCTTTCTGTTTGAGGATACCGTACCCACCCCCAAGATCGTCGCAGGGGGAAATAATCAAACTGTTATGGGCGACGCGGTAGTTAGCGCGGCTCGCAGGGCCGCCGGATTATCCGCCGCAGGAGAAAAGTAAATGGCCAACTCTATCGCTTTGGCAAGCAAGTTTATGCCCATTCTGGATGAGGTCTACAAAGCCTCGTCCCTCACCGCTCGCATGGACGCCATGACGAAGCCGGTCGATTTCGGCGGCGTAAGCGCCGTCAATGTGTTCAAAACCTCCATCGTCGGCATGGGCACGTACAGCCGCGCAACCGGCTACCCCGCCGGTGACGTCACCGGCACGTGGGAAACCCTGACGCTGGCCGCCTCTCGCGGTCGCGCGTTCTCGATCGACCGCATGGACGACGAGGAAACTCTCGGTCAGGCGTTTGGCGCGCTGGCTGGTGAATTTATTCGCACCTCGGTTGCTCCCGAAGTGGACGCGTATCGCTTCTCGAAATACGCGAGCTGGTCGGCCATCACCGAGGTTGGCTCGCCTACCACTCTGGCCGCCAATACCATTATGGCCGCGCTCGACGTGGCCTCTCTGGCCCTGGACGAAGCCGAAGTGCCCACCGAAGGCCGTCTGCTCTACGTTTCCGCCGCGGTCAACTCCTACCTGAAAACCGCACTTTCGCGCTACCTGGCGAATGAAAGCGGTGTCAATCGCGTCGTGAAGATGCTCGACAGCATGGAAGTTATCCCCGTGCCTCAGACCCGCTTCTACAAAGGCATCACCCTGGACGCGGGTTCAAGCTCCAGCGCCGGCGGGTACACCAAGACCTCGAGCACTGGGCGCGACATCAACTTCCTGATGCTGCATCCCTCGGCTGTTCTCCAGGCTACCAAGTTGGCCGCTATGAAAATCTTCTCCCCCGAAGAGAACCAAACGGCTGACGCCTGGTTGTTCCAATACCGCCTCTATCACGACGCGTTCGTGCTGGAAAACAAGGTCAAGGGCATTTACAGCCACATCAAGGGCAGCTAATCGCCCAACGGTAACGATCAAGGGCGGGTGATAAGCCCGCCCTCTTCTGATAAAAGGTGGTGATCCTTGTCTCTGAAACCCGTTCAAATTCAAGGCTGGTTGAAGGACGTCAACGACAACTTCGCGGCTATCGCGCCTGTCTCGGTTGATACTGGCCTGGGTAATCTGCGTGTCGCGCGTTTTGCGTTCGACTGTGCGACGGTCGCGAACCGGCCTATCGGTGCGCACGGAACTGGCGTGACGCTTCCCGCCAATGCGATTGTGGCGGGAGGCTTCGTGGACGTCAATACTGCGTTCACGTCTGCCGACACGAACACCGGCACGATCGCGATCAGTGTCGAAACCGCAAACGACATCATTAGCGCCGCGGCTGTTTCTGGTGCTCCCTATTCGACGATTGGCCGCAAAGCGATTGTGCCAAAGGCGAACACGCCCGAAAGCACCAGCGTCAAGGCGACTGTCGCGCGCGAAATTACGTGTACCGTCGCCGTAGCCGCGCTGTTGACCGGAAAACTGACCGGCTACCTGTATTATGTTGAAGGTCTCGCTTCGGCGTAAGGACCTGAGCAGTTATGGCAGCCTATACCGATTACACGTTTTATAACCAAACCTATCGCGGCGTTGCTATAACTCAGGATGCGTTTCCGCGCCTCGCCATGCGGGCCAGTGAAGTCATTGACGCCTTGACCTTCGACCGCACAGCAGCGGTTATCACCGCAAACACGGACACAGCGACTATCGAAAAGGTCAAGATGGCGACCTGCGCCGTCGCGGAACAAATGCTTTCTCTCGAAAACAGCGGCGGCGCAGTTTCGTCCGAACACGTTGGTAATTACTCGGTGAATTACATCACGCAACTCTCAGAGGACGCGCGCCTGAAGAAAGCCGCAAAGCGCTACCTCAGCAGGACCTTTTTGATGTTCCCTGGTTTCAACTCGGACGAAGGCGGGGACATCGAAGGAAAGACAAACCTGAATTGGCAGACCTGGCCATGAGAACAAATGCTGATTGCACGCTCTACGCTCGCTCGATTGTGAACCGTGTCGAAACATGGACGCGCACGCATATCCGCGCCGTGGCATGGAACAACCGCAAAGCCGCGAACGTGATCAAATCAGGCATGCTCGAGGCTGACAGCGCCGCGATTTATATCCCGATGGCCGGGAGAACATCCCTTGTGATAAAGCCGGGCGACGTCCTGGTGCGCGGTCTTGTAAACGACGAAATCAGCGCTGCGTACACGATGACCGCACTGCGGTCAACGTACAGCGACGTAGTTACCGTGACGTCGGTAGATCGCATGGACCAGGGCAACCCGGCTTTACATCACTGGCAGATTGGGGGCAAATAATGACGCCACGCATCGACGCGCCGCGCGGAAGCATCATCATCAATGAGGCCACTCTCAAGGCTGAAATTGTCTGGAACCCGAACTATCAGGCCAAATGGCACGCGGCATACAGCAACGCGCAAAAGTTTGTTGATGCAGAAGTCGTCAGGCTCTGCGAACCATACATTCCCCTGCGCACCGGCATGCTGATCAAAAGCGGCCTTCTGGCTACGGACGTCGGCTCCGGAACTGTGCAATGGATCGCCCCGTATGCACGTGCGCAGTATTACAGCGCGCGCGAGCCGGGCAGTGAAACCGGACGCCATCGCGGACCGTACTGGTTCGAGCGCATGAAGGCGGCGCACTGGGATCAGATCAATTCCGGCGCGCGCGCCATCATCAAACGGGAGAGCGCCAAATGAGTATCATTAGCGCCTTGCAAACCTACCTGGCGAGTTATGCGGAACTGCCCGCCGGCGCGCCGTTATGGGTTGGCTATCTGGGGCCGCGCGCCGCCGAATACTCGGTAGCGGCATCGCCGGGCGCGCGCGTGATCGAACGCTACGTGAACGGCGGCGCAAAGTGTGAATACAATTTCACGCTCCAAAGCACAGAATCCACCGCCGATGAACTGGCGCGTATCGACGCCGAAGAATTTTATGAGGCTTTCGCCG